ATTTCAAAAAACCGTGTAATTGACTATATTTCAATAATTTCAAAGAACTATTTATCCACTTTTACGGGACAGTAGTGAAATTGCATATTACTTCTTCTCTATTAACCGTATTTCCTGCTTACCTAATCTATAATCTGTAATAATGCTGTCTACTATGAATTTCTTATTAGGAAGGTGGTTATCAGTCATAGTAGCATATACTTTAAACTTGTTCTGTAAGTTCAGATTCAGAATAGCAGAAGGTGTACTATACTGCGTTACTAGTCTATATATAAGATGCTCTTCCAGTCTATACATCTGCTTAGTAGCCTTATTATATACGTTATCCAGATAAGTAAAGCTAGTACCATTAGCACTATAGCAAACTGCACTATAGTTACATTCCTTATTATCCCAAGTACATATAGCAAATTCTTCTGAATCCATCTCATTTACAAAGTCCTCGTTTATAATGTTGCTGTATTCAGTATCAGAATCCTTATCTGCTTCCTTCTGAAAGTTCTGAACTTTAGCCTGTATATCAAAATTAGACAACCAGACTGCATCACATCTATAACTATTATCCACCTTGTGCGGATGGTATAATGTAAATGTAGGCTTGCCAATAATCACTTCATTTGTACTAGGCATCGGAATAGCATAGCCTTCACCTTCTAACCCCATATCCCAAGTAATATTGTTCTTTACTGGGAAACTTCTGTTAATACAATGGTCTGTCTGTCCTTGATTGTCAAAATAAAGCTTAAAAGTAGAATCTGTAGTAGTCCATTGTATACCATTCCAGTACATATTACCGTACTTTAACTTACAGTCTATATATAGATTGTCTGGGTTGAAGTCATCATTCTTATTGCTATACCCCTGCATTATATACATCTCACCTTCCCTATCCATAAATAGGAAATTACCCTTAATAATCAGATAGGTAGAACCACCAATAAATGACACATTGGAATCATTCACAGCCAATTCAAACATTGGTCTTAACTGACCGTCATAAGTGTTATGAATATGCAATAACACATAATCGGTAAAGTTAATATCATTGTACTTCTTATTGAAGTTATCAGTCTTTTCAAAGAAAGCCTTACATATAGTTGCGCCTACCAAGTTTTGGCTTGTACCATAATTAAACACCATTGGTTCTAATACCATATTTAATGTATTCTTATCATAGTAATAGCAAGTATAGTTCTTATGCTTTAAATACTTAAAGAAACATTTGTGCATACCACCTTTACCATCTTCATTTACTTCCTGCACATAAGACCAGCTACCACCATAGTTAGTTAAATACTTCTCATCCCAGATACTAGGTATAATGCTGTCAAAGCTGTATAGACTGTCTTTAACAGTAACCTTATTATATACATTATCTAAGGATAACTGACCACCATTTTCAACATAATCACTGGCTTCTATTTCCTTAGATTGCTGCAAAGTAACCTTAGTAGGTGTTTCTGTTCCTAAAGTAAATCTATAGTAAGTATTGATTCCATTTTTAATAGCATCATAATCTAAGAAGTAAACCTTATCACCATCAGCTACAGCAGTTACATTAAGGTATTTACAAACTTCTTCCAGAACTTCCTGCATAGTCATAGGTTCATCATCTTCATCAAAGAAGTTTTGTTCACTGATATACATCTTACTAGGTAAACAAAAGTCAGATGTAGCATTTAATTGTGTATTATCTGAAATATAGAAAGAACTATAAGCATTACATTTACTAAGCAGATGGTTTATAATCTGGGTAAAAGATACTATATCTTTCTTACCGCCTATAGTGGTGTACTTATAATACTGTAATGTGCTAAGTGCATCTATAGCTTCTACCTCTATTTCTTCTAATTCATTCTCATAGCCTTGACTGTATAGATTGGGTGTTACATACCCAACCCATACAATACCACTAGCACTACTAAGAACTACCTTATTCTGTTGTGCTGTACTACTATACAAATCAAACTTATAATCGTCTGTAATCATTCCTATAGTAGCACTGCTATACTTACAAGGTTTATATAAATGTGAATCAGAAGTTTCTAACTCGGTTATGAATGGTGTAGCAGATAAAGTAATGTTCTGCACTTCTCCAGAACCTATTTCCAATGTGTATAGCTTCTCATTTATATCATAGAATTGTGCTGTATATTTCATCTTACTTTAGCTGTTTTATTATTGTAATTGGCTAGAACTCCTACAAGTTCCTTGCCTCTAATCTTAAACTCTACCTGACCACCGCCAGCAGAACCTATAATCCCATTACCATTAAGCAGGTTAAACAGATTCCTTTGCTGTCTGTTATTAAGAATCATTTCACCAGCATTTACCCTAGCTAGGTTCATATCTCCAATAGTACTATTGCCAGCGAATATACCACCAGTACTAAAGGAAGGAATACTAGCCAAAGCTGCTACTACAGCCGCTGCTGCTGCACCTGCCAACAACCATCCTACAAACGGGGTTTGGGCTGCACTGGCTACACCACTGGCAATAGCTTCACCTTTCTTGGCTGTAGTTAATGCTACAATTTGTGGAATAGCTGCTGCTACAGCACTAATCAAATTAGCACCCCAACTTAACCAAGCTGCTGCACCTTCATTGGTCATATTGGTTACAGAACCCATAATAGAAGCTATAGCACCTAAACTTTGTGCATAATCATTATTCAGTTTGATATTCTTATTAGTAATAGGGCTACTAAACTTAGGAAGTGAAGTAGGTATTTCTGGCTTCACCATACCAGCCAAACCAGCAGGTTTGCCATCTAACTTACCAATAGGTGCATTAGGATATTTGTACTGGAACTCTATTACCCTCTTCTGTTCAGTAAGTGCATTTAGTTCAGCATTGATTCTTATCCTATCTTCATTACTAATAGCTAGGTTTAATTCCTTTCTTAAAGATGCTATCTGTGCATCCAGTTCTGCTAATGAACCAGTAGGAATAACAGGCTTTAATTCTACCTCTCCATTATTAAGACCATCCTTTAAATCCTGTCCTGCATCAGACATATCTTTCTTAATAGTACCAGCCTTATCAGTAAAGGTTATAGCCTTATCTAGCATATCCTTTACTTCTTCACCGACTTCCGAAGTAAAGATATTCTGGAATCTAATCATATTCTCTAGGCTCTCATCTGTAGCTTCTTCCAGTTCTTTAACACCTCTAGTATAAGTGTCTAATCCTTCACCACCTGTACCAGCACCGCTAATCATCATTAAGTAACCTAGATTCCTAGTACCTTTAGCATCTGACTTCCTTTGCTTGTACTTCTCTAAATCTGCATATTCCTTAGTAGACGGGTCTAATAAACTCTCATATAGTTTCTGTGCTTCCCTAGCATCATTGATACCAGTAACACCTTTAGCCTTCATTACTTCTTGAATCTGTTCCCAGAAGTACTTACTTTTACTTTCCCTCTCTAAGATTTCCTTCTTGGATAATTCTATGTAAGTGTTATAGGCTGCTGTCCTTTCTTCATTACTAATACCCTTCTTAGTAATAAGGTATTCATAGTTATTTCTTTCTGCTTCTAATCTATCTGCTTTAGATTCACCAATAGCCATAGCCATCTTAGCATTAGATAAGGCTTCTGTATATCTCTTAGCTAGTCCGATAGCATTTAATATCCCATTCTCAAATACAGTCCAATCACCACTATATAAAGACGAAAAGAAATTATCTACAGTAGTCTTAGCAGTACCTACTACAGTATTCCAGTCCTGTTGTGCTTCTCTGGAACTATTAACAGCAGCATTAAATGCTTCCCCAGCAGTCATAGCTATACCTAGCACACCAGCAAATCTTCCTATAGTGGCTGTGATATTCCTTCCTACCTGCTGAAACTGTTGTACTTGTTGTGTGGACTGTCTTATGTTGTTATCGAATTGACTACTATTTAATAATAGTCTGGTTACTAAATCAGCCATATTTAATTATGTGTTGTATATTGTTTAGCTTTCTCTTTCAATCTCTTAATATCTTCATTACTAATAGATGTTTCTCCTATAGTATCACTATCCCAAGTAAACTGCATTATATCAGTAGGCTTTAACTTCTTAGTGCTGTTACATTGTGCAATTACATAAGCTACCATTCTAGCCTGTTCCCAGCTATTTCTGTCCTTCCTATGTAGATTGCTAATCAATGGTTCTAACTCATACATCTGCATCTTGTCTAGTACATATTCTGGGTCTAGTCCACCTTCTATTACTAAGGCTGAATATATCTCCTTAGTGGTTAGGACTTTTTTTTAGCATCCGCATTATTAGTAATGAATAGCTGCTGCTTCTCCAGTTCCTTCTTTAAAAAGTTCTGGAACTCTACCATAATACCCATATCTTCATCTATGGCTTCTATCAGTTCTTCAAAGGTTAGTGGACTGTCTGGATTATTAGCCATTAAGACACAGTAGAAGAATAGATATTCATCTGTGATAGTCTTTAGCTCAAATGCCTTACCTGTAATCTGTTCATAGATAAATAAGGCTCTAAGTGTATATTTCAGTTTGTAGTCTTGTCCTTTAATAGTCATATCAATAAGTATTAAATAATAAAGCCTTTACACCTCCATAACCTAGAGATATAAAGGCTTATAATTATGCTGTCTTTGCAAGTGCCCCAACTCCTTCAAATGAAGCTGTAAATGTTGCATTATCTCCATTAGGTGCATTGGCTTCAAGTGCTGTAATAATAACATTACCCGAATATGTTCCAGTAGTGGCTGGCAACCATCCCCCTTCTGGCACTTCATCTTTCTTTGTTGAATATTCTTTCTCTAAACAGAATACAGCCTTAATAGGTGTTCTGGCTGTCAGCTTATCGAATAACTGGTCAAAAGTCATACCTTCACCATCATTAGAATAAAGGTTCTCGGTACTACAGTTCCAGCTAATCTTTCTAGCAGCCTTAGCTACCCATTTACCACCGCTATCCTTAGAAGTGGTTTCTACTGTTTCTACATTTATACTTAGTTTGTGGCTAGTGGCAAATGCTATAGACTTATCGTCAATAAATAGCATTAAGTCACCACCGTTAATTACTTGTCCTGCCATTTGTCTTTATGTTGAATGTAAGGTTTTGAATGAACGTATCTTCTATGTAATCTTCATCTGCATTAGTCATTCTAATATCCTGTATGTTAATACCAGAATAGATTCCCCTCTTACCTTGTAAGGCATCCTTTACTAAATCAGCTATTTCTATGCTTTCATTATACTTATCAGAAGCTATAACTACTTCTACATAAGTATCTTCCTTATAGATAAACCTATCTTTACTATCAGATGGTTCTATACCAGTTCTTCTATAAACAATAAAGGGAAATGTAGTACCAGTATCAGCAATTAAGGGATATATTTTATTATGTACCCTGCTAGTAACATTAGCATCATTACTAAGCAGGTTATATATTGCTTTGCCTACTTGTAAACTCATCGTCTGTTTCTATTAGCTATTCTCTGAATTGACTGGCTTATAAGGTTATCCATATTATCAAAGATTTCCCTTTCCTTATTGGCTTTAGCTGTTCTAAAGAAATGTGCCGCATTGATATTACCTCTATTGGCTGATACTCTCTGCCTTCTTATTGGATTCCGACCTCTAACAGATGCAGTATTACTACCAGTGGTTCTTCTAACTCTAGTACCCATTTCAAAGAACTTCAATCTAAAGTCCCCCATAATATGTACTTTAGCTTCTTCTCCGTTTCGGTCAGCATTAGATTTAACCCCTGCTGCTAAAGTTCTACCATTCCACCAGTTTCTACTGGAAGCCGCCCTACCTAAAGCCTGTCTTAGTTGTCTTTTAGTTTCTGTTGCCAGAATACCAGCACCCTTTCTCAAAGCACTTCTATAAACCTGCCTTTGCTGCCTACTAGTCAAATCTGCAAACATAGAAGTAACCTGTCTGGCATCTACTTCTATATTATTCATTTATCAATTCAGTTACTATGGTTATTGATTGCTTATATAATTCTGGATTTATGCTAAGAATCCTGTACTTCTTTCCATTCCAAAGGATTCTCATATTCTCATTAACTTTGTGATATAGCCTTATAGTAAAGGTTACAGTATAAGAATGAACTATTTCATTATTCTGATTCTGTCTATTACCACTGTTATAAGTAACATTAGACCTAGTGCTAATAACATCTCTCCAATCAATAGAGTTAGCACCATAGCCATCTTTAATAGCTACAGGTTCTTGTATGGTAATAGGATAATGTAATGTTCCTGCTCTCATTTAATTGTGTATTTACGGTAAAGTCCTATCAGATATTCATAACTATAGGGAATCTTAACTACTGTACCATAACTAACAGGTTCTCTATTTGCATAAAGATTACCTATCATTAGTAACATAGCGTGAATTATAGCAGGTGGTAAAGTACCACCTACTTCTAATTCATCTAAAGCTATGTCTAAATGTTTAGATACCGAATCCTCTGCTACAGCTATTAAGTCCAGAATGTACATATCATCTGCCCTAAAATCCTCATCTACTAGCAGGTGTTTCTTTGCTTGTTCTAAAGTTATATACATAGCTTACTACTTATTAAACAGACTATAATTAGGCTTTAAGAACCTTCTTAACAAATGCTTCTGCTCTTCTAGGCTTGGCATCAAAGTAAGCATTGATAACAAGTCTTACTTTACCGTTAGCAGCTTGTGTATATGGGTCTACTGTTAAATCAATTCCACCCCATTGACCAATAACCAAATCAGCGAAATTACCGAAGATTACGCCCTTACCAGCTACAGCAGAAGTAGAAAGAACTGGATAACCGTTTACCTCATTACCTTCCATCAGATACTTACCAGTATCAGTACCCTTGTCAGTAGTCTTTAAATCAGCCTTAGCAGAAGGTGAAACAATAAACTTAATATCACCTCTCACATTCTTAGCTTCCAAATCAGCTTCCATCTTAACAATATCCTTGTAAGTGATAGCATTGCTATCTGCTACTACAGCATTAAGCATACCAGCAGGTTTCTTTGCATCACCAGCTTCACTACCCAAAATAGTAGCTTCAAGTTTGTTGGCAATAGCTGAAACAATATCTCTCTTTAGCATTTCCTCAGCAGAATTAGAGTCTTGAATTAAGAATTGCTTAGATACGTCAATATAAGCAGTAAGTCTTTTAGGCTCTAGGTTTACTTCTGAGAATGTACCACCGCCATTAGAAGCAGCATCAACTTCACCAGCCCAACCTACATTTGAACCAGAATAAACAGGAATAGAAACATTACCTACAAGTCCAGTCATATAAGAAGCACCTGCTTGTGCCAATACTAAACTTGCTCTCAATGGTTCAAGAATACCCAACTTATCTTCTGCTACATTCTCCTGTCCTGCTGTAGCTACAGTAGCTTTAATATCACCTCTTTCCTCGATAGGAAGTACAATCTGTCCGCTATAAGACTGACCAGCCTTGCGCATTTCTGCGATACCAGCAGTTACTACTTCCTGTGCTCTCTCGTCTAATTGTCTGTTATTGGCTACATCATTGATAGCCTTTAAAAGTGAAAACTTTTCCTTCATAGTATTAGTTGTATGTGTTGTTTGTTTAAGGTTATCTTCTTCAATCTTCCTAATCTGAATATCTATATCTGCCACTTCTTTAGTAAGTGCATCAAATTCTACCTGCTCACCTGCATTTAGCTTTCTTACTTCCTTCTCAGCACCAGATATAATTTCCTCTGCTCTCTTTTTAAGCAGTTCCTTTTTGTCTAGTAGTTCCAGTGTGTTCATTTAAGCCACCTTGTTTCTAAGTCCAGCGAAGTAATCTTTTAAATCCTCGCTCTCTAAATCCTGCATCTTTCTTAATGCTACAGATGTATCTGGATATGCTTCCTTATATACTGGTGATACATCGAATAATTCTTTGAAGCTATTGATAGTTCTTAAATAGCTACCATCTTCCTTCTTAGTCCAAGTATCTTTACCGATAGTAAAGGCAAATGAAGAAGTACTAATATCACCCCTTCTAAGACCTTCTAACAGTTCATCACCTAAAGCAGTGTTAGGTGCTTCAAACTTGTATTTAAGTCCAGTATCATCTATAGTTAATTCTAGGCTTCCAGTACCGTATTTAGACCTGGCTAATATACCTCTATCCTCATTGTGATTCAGTAAGCATAGTATATCAGACTTTTCTAAAATACCTTCTAAGGCTGTAGGTTCTATTACTTCAGTAAAGCCACCTAAATCCCTAGACTGCTTACCGAATACTAAAGCATACCCTTCTACAGTCCTAGAATCCATCTTTACAATTTCATTACAGTTTCTTAGTTCTCTCATAGTATTGTCATTATTCCAATAGAATCCAACCAGTATTATCTATCTGATTCTGTAATGCTGCTACCTGTTCTTTTAATAGCTTGTTCTGTTCCTCTAAGGATTCAATATACTTTCTTAATGCAGAATCGTCATAGTTACTAAGTCCAGCCAGTTTCTGTTTCTCTGGTGTTGTGTAGTCATTAGTAGATAAACCTTTGCCAGATACCTTGTCCACCTTATTAGCTATGCCAGCCTTAATAATAGAATCATCATAAACAGTATCAGTAAACTTAGCATTAGCAGGTACATCACATTCTACTGTATGTCCGTTTACAGTATCAGCATTACCACCATCAGCAGGAACTTTAGTAGGAATACTATCCTTTACCTTCTTTAGTTCATCCTGTAAATCGGTCTGCTTAGTAATATCACCTTCTATAGTACCCCATACAGCATTAACTGTACTACCAATCTTGGCACTGATTCTATCCAGTTCTAATACTCCTTCTTTAGTTGCTCTCTGTAGTTCCATTACTTCAAATAATAATTAGTCTGCCCCTTTACTACCTCATCATAATAAGCATCATTAAACATAGCATTAGGACTTTTAAAGCTGTAGCTGTAATAGATTAGTCCAGATTGTAGCTTATCTAGGTCAGATGAATTAATAACCGCCTTATCTATTCTATCTTTTCTTCCACTATACCAGTCAAATCACCACCCTTAAAACTACATTCTATAAACTCTGCTGGGTTTGTGGTGTAAAGTCTAAGTATAAATTCAGAAGTGTTTCTTACCCTAAATGGAATACCGTCCTTATCTTCCAACTTAATATTGAATACTAAATCAGTTCCCTTGTAAATTGTCTGTATCATTGATTATATTGTTATTAGATGGAATGTTATTAGCAGCATTTTTAATCTCCATTAGATTCACTTGTACGAAATGGGAATCTCCACCATCTACAGCAGGTAAATCCAACTGCTTTCTAATCTCATTGGCACTAACCACACCGATATTAAACAGTGTATTGTAGTAGTTTGCTAAAGATTGTTTGTCTGCTCTTAGTAATACAGAAGTATCAAATCTTACATCTATTCTACTCCTTTCAGAAGGCTTGTACAGCTTCCTTTCAAACTCTAATTCTATCTTCTCTAGTAATGGTGATAATGTATCAGTAAGAAAAGCCAGCTGGGTAGCCTCAACAGTACTATAACTGCTCTTGGATAAGTCAAATGCTTTTACAGGTGATACCCCGAAGAACCTACAAATATCAATTACATTAAACTGTCTGGTTTCTAATAGTTGTGCATCAGCAGGATTCACTGTAATAGGCTGGAAGTCCATATTACCTTCTAATACAGCCACTCCATTAGGTGTACCAGTAGTAGGACTAAAAGCAGTCTGCCAGCTAGTTTTTAAATCTACCTTCTGCTTACCAGTTAAAGTAGATTGTACTTTAAGAATACCAGCCAGATTAGCACCACCTTTAAAGAATCCTTGTGCGTGTGATTCAGAATCTGTAGCCAGTCCTAAAGTCTGTCTGGCGTGTTGTAAAGTACTGATTCCAGTAATACCATCATAACTAAAGTTCAGTATATGAATCATATTACAAGGCTCTACCAGTCCTTTAATACCTACAACACTATATTTAATTCCGTCCTTCTGTTCAGTAATAGTAACATAATCTGGCTGTAAATAATGAAGTGCTACTGCATCTCCTTTAGCATCTCTTTCTATATAAGCATATCCATTGCCTTTAAGCAGTGTGCTTACTATCAAAGTCTTTATGAAAGTAAACCTGCTCATCTTATTGTTCGGCTCTTTGTTCAGTAAGTAGTAGGTAGGATGCTTAATAAACTTCTCCTTATAACCAGAATCAGTAATATAATATGGCTCTAATGGAAGCTGTGCTACTGCATCACTAATAACATCTACACACCTGTAGACTGTAGATAATAACATAGCCTTATTAGTGGTATAGCTGCCATTCATATTATACATTAAGGAATCACAGAATAACCCTCTGGTTTCCTGTTCTGGTTCTTTCTTTTTAAACCAATTAGTAAAAATTCCCATTAAATAGTCAGTATTTCATTTGTGTAATGTGGTGTTCTCAGATACATACCTAAAGCCTGTATCATTGCTATAGTTCCATCTATCTTCTTCTTATCTACTGCCTTATTCGGTTTAACATTACCATTATAATCAGACTTCAAAGTAACATTTCTAAAGCAGTACCTATTTATTTCATTGTTATCAATAACTGCCTTACCAGATAGTATTAGCCTTTCCAGTTCTCTAGTAGGCATATTAAAGTTACCTAGTGTTTGTGGATATTCTTCTAATGGTAATCCCTGCTCTGTAGAATCTATAGCCCATTGTGTAGCATTATACTTGTCATATCCTACAGACTGGATATTAACTACATCAGCATATCTAAGCATATCAGTAGTTATATAGTCATAATCGGTAACATTACCACTGGTAACAGTAAGATACCCCTGCTGCTTCCAGTATTTGTAAAGTTCCTTATCTGCCTTATCCTTTAATGCCGATTCTGGAAGATAGTAATGTGTTTTGAAGTGGTAAGTACCATCCAGTACTACTAAGTAAGCTACAGCAGTCAAATCCGAAGTAGCAGCCAAATCCACACCTACATAGCAATCCATACCAGCAAACTTATTAAGGTCTACTTCCTGACTGCACTTAATAATATAGTCCTCTGGTAGCCACACATTAGAACTGTCACACCATAAATTCAAAGTCTTAGTTTTAACTCCGACTTCATCAGCAGGGTTATTTATTGCCTGTTGTACCTGTCCTCTAATGTATTTGGAAGTTACTGTAATATCCAAGTTTGGTGCACATTTAACCCAGTTCTTTTCATCTCTCCAATCATCATCAGCATCTAAAGAATAGATAGCTATAAACATTTCATCATCTACCTTTAAGCCATTAAGCACCTCTATAGCTACGGTTCTTAATTGGTAACAGGGTAAAGTTTTATCGAAGCCAGCAGTAGTAATAGTGCAAAGATGCGGGTTCATCCTCATCCCCATACTGGACTTAATAACATCACGTACTTTACTATTCTTAGCAGCGTGATATTCATCCAATAAACCAAAGCTGGCATTAAATCCATCCAGCTTACTATCATCAGCAGCCAATACTTTCAACTTGGAATTAGTAAGGTTAAACAGAATATCAGCTCTATAGGCTGTAAGATACTTGCCTTTAGAATCCAATCCCTTACTAAACTTGCTACACATATCAAAGGCTATCTTAGCCTGCTCTTTACTATTAGCAGCCAGTAATACTTCTGCACCATCTTCACCATCAGCTATTAAATAATACAAGCATAAAGCAGCAGCTAAAGCTGTCTTACCCTGCTTTCTACTTACTTCTATATAGCTGCTAGTATATCTTCTGGTAGTAGTTCCCTTCCAGTAGAATCCAACTATATTAGCTATTATAAACTGCTGCCATCCTTCTAAAGTGAATGGTTTACCAGAATGTCTACCTGTATAATGCTTCAATGTGCTAATGAACAGAATGGCTCTATCTACCTTGTCCTCTTTAAATTCCAAATCATCCCTTTTAAGGTCATTCTGGAATCTCTTACAAGCCAGCTTAATTGTTTCACCAGCTATTATTTCACCATTAAGAACCCTACTACAATATTCATAGTAAAGTTTGGTATTCATTACCTAGTTTCCTTTCCTTCCTTTATAAACTGCTCAAATGGGTTATACCCGTCCTGTTCTACTTTAGGCAATTTAGTTCTAGCCTTAGCTGTTAGTCCGAACTCCAGCATAACTTTCATAGCTTGCGTTTGAGCATCTTTAGCAATCTTAATAGCTGGGTGCGGTGCAATGTTACCCCTATCACTGGTAACAGTCAAACCTTCATCTTCTAACTGTTTGGATGCCTTAATGAACATACTGTAGTTTCTAGCCAGCATCGTTAAAGCTGCACTATCCACATTCTCTAACATACCAGTACTATCTAGCTGTTCTAGTACATTCTGCATATATACCTTAGCATCCTTTTCAATGTCCTTTGGAATAGTGTAATTTATCATATTATAGTCTATTTAATTTTTATAATTTATAAAGCTATGTAATGGCTCTAATTAACTTATAATCACCACAATACAATTATCAAAGAATGTGAATTATTTATTTGGAAGTCTGTTAAGGTATTAGTAAATTTGTAATACAATTAAAGGCTAAACTATGGAAAGAAGAAGTAATTACCCAATAGAAATTAAAGCTAAAATAGACCTAAATACCGACCTGCTACTAACAGAACTACAGCAATTACTAGGCAAAGACAGGTCTAAACTACTAAGATTGATAATAGCAGATTTCTTTAATAGAAATATTGATATTATAGATGAACATACTAACCACAAATCAGATAAAGCACCACTGATAGAAGCCATACTAAAGGACTTCTTCAATTATAACAGGGAAACCATTAACCAGTACATTAAATTCAAGAATGATAAGACCACCTAAATCAGTCCTTCTACAGTATATATATGATTACGGACTAGACAAAGCAGCAGCATTATTTCACATTGATATAGAAACAGCAGATAAGATAATTAACTGGAAGCCACAATATGACCAGTACAGCTACAATACAGTAATAGATAAGCCACTTCATAGAAATGCTTCTAAAATAGCTGATATAATAGCCAAACATTATCCCGAATTAGTAAAGCAATACACTACATACTATAAAGATACTATCTATATGTCCCAGACTGTAGAAGATTTCCTACAGAAAGCAGTAATAAGATGTATGGAAGTAGGGCTGGAAGATGTAACAGAAGAATCTGTATTAGAACTACTAAGAGTACAATTCAATACTATAAGATGCTATGCTAAGAAGTCCAGCTATACAATGAATAGTAAATTAGCACCATTGGAAGTACAGAATGAAGAAGGTGAATACATAATACCATCAGAACTATATGCCATACCTAAAGAAACCGAATAAGCAGCCTTCCAGAACATTTAACAGGGAAGAAAGACAGAAGATATACCAATCTACCAAATGGAAGGAATTAAGACTAGCTAAGCTAATGCAGCAGCCATTATGTGAACTCTGTTTAGCCAAAGATATTGTCAAACCAGCAGAAGATATTCACCACATAGATTCCTTTATGAATTATACTGGCACTAAAAGACTAGCCAAAGCATTTGACTTTAATAACCTTATGTCTATCTGTAAAGAGTGCCACGCAAAAGAACATCACTATGAACATTAAATTAAGCATACCAATATTACAAACATTAACCAATAATGAAGCATTTACTTACTTCTGCACATTAGTAGCCATTAGTAAGAATCCAGATAGTACTATTAAAGATATAGTAAGAATAACTGGTGTTAGTGAAACTACCATCTTTAACCATCTAAAGAAGTTTGAAGAAGTAGCCAACCTAACAATAGATAGAACTGGATGCAGTAATAAGTATAGCTATACAGAACCTACCAAGTTCTTTGTAACCATAGATAGTAGCCTATTAGATGCAGATGTAGATAGATTAGTAATCGGCTTCTTAATCCGATTCAAATGCTGGTCTAGAATAGTATCCAATATTGTAGACCTATCTCTAAATAGAATAGTTCACGAAATAGGGGTACAACATAATACAGTATATTCAGCTTTAGAAGCTGGTCTAGTGGAAAGAAGTGACAAGAAACTTTACTTTAAGTTCATTCATCCATCACTTTGCATACTGTAATACAAGAATATAGCTGTTATAACATCCTCAATATAAATTTTAAAATTTGTTACAATTAATTTGCATATTTCAAAATCTTTCACTATCTTTGTATTACAATAAATGAAGGAAACTATCATACTGAAACATAGATTTTAATTCGATTATCTAAGTGGACTGGCTAGCTGATTAGCCAGTTCTTCCACTTAATTCACATCTAAGAATCACAAAGTTATTACCATAAGTACCTTTTGAGCATATTTTAGGTACTGAATGTTAATTATTCATCATAATTTTTGAGTTTGGGTTAGTTAAGCGTAGAATAGTAAGCGTAGTGATACGCTTATTATTTTATTTCAAGTGTAACCAAAATTTGCAAATTATACCTTTAAGACTACTAAAAAAGTTACATACCCAAACTTAAATTATTTGCTACAGATATACATCTATTCAGATTTCTACTTACCCAGATAGCGTAACCAAATTATTCAAACTTTAGAGATACTAAACTAATGACCAATATTTGAGCGCGAAACCTCAATCTTCTATAGAAAGAATACCTAAAAATGGTCACACCCATAATTCAAACTCCAGATGCTTCTAAACTCCAGATTCTTTACAAACTAATCTAAACTAATTATTATGAAAACATTATCAATCAATTCAAGCAATGGCTATTTAAACCTATCAGATTTACCTTATAACTGCATCTTTAATAAAGTTGTTACTGGTTGTGGTGGAACTACTATAGTTCTTTTCAATAATGAAAACTATGTAATAGCAGTACCCACTACCGAACTTATTACTAATAAGACTGGTCTTAGTGAAGCTGGTGTAGCTACTATTACTAACTATGATGGTAAAGAACAAACTGTATTCGGATTATTCGGTGTGTTCTCTTATTCAGTAAAGAAGGAATTAAAGAAATATGCAGAAGGTAAAGGAACTAAGAAGATTATGTGTACTTATGATAAGATAGGTAAATTAGCTGAATACTTAGAACCAACTGATTACAGGTTACTGGTAGATGAATATCACATCTTACTAAAGGCTTATAGCTACAGAAGTAAGGCTATAGATGGTGTATTAAGTACCTTTAGAAGCTACAAATCATTCTGCTTTATGTCAGCTACTCCTATTCAAGCTGATTTTAAACCTAGCTGTTTAGCAGATGTAGAAGAAATAGAAGCTGTTTGGGATGAAACTGATACAATGATAGTTAAACTGGACTTAACTAATAAGCCATATATTAAGGCTGCTAACTATATCAATGCTTATAAGAAAGATGGGTTTATAGAAATAAATGGTAATAGAAGCTATGAAGCCTTCTTCTTTATAAATTCGGTTACAGATATAGCATCCATCTTACAATACTGTGACCTTAGTAATGAAGAAGTAAAGATAGTATGTGCAGATAATGAAAGTAATAGAGCCAAATTAGCAGGATATACCATTACTAATAGTAGAAGTGAGAATAAACCGTTTACCTTCATTACTAGTAAATCCTTTGAAGGTGCAGATTACTTTAGTGATTCGGCTTTATGCTTTGTAGTTAGTAATAGTACTAATACTAATACCCTGCTGGATATTTCTACTGATATATACCAAATAGCAGGTAGAATTAGAACTGAATCAAACCCATTTAGAAACTTACTGGTACATATCTTTAATACTACAGGAAACAGAAATATAGAACTGGATATTACTTATGAAGATATGGTAAAGCGTACTAATGATAATATAGAAGGTGCTAATGAAATTATTAGTGCTATCAATAACAGCAGCGACAAAGCTAAAGAAATGGCTAAGAAGATGCTTAATAGTCAGTATGTAATGCAGGATAAAGAAGGTAATTACTTTGTAAATGATATGTTAGTGAAGCTAGACCTATTTACATTCAGATTAGAACAGTCTATTTATAAAGATGGTATAGCACTTAGAAGTGCATATAATAAGAATGATATGCTTACTACTGATATTACTGTAGAAAAGATTACCGATTCAATGAAGAAGGCTGGTAAAAAGATGTCCTTTAAAGATGCCTTCCTTAGATATGCAGAACTTATTAGTAAGATGGTGATTACTACAGAAACTGATACTTTAGCTAAGATACAGCCTTTAATAGTTAATGCTTATCATAGATTAGGTGTAGATAAGGTTAGAAGCCTTAGATATTCAAAATCAGCAGTAGAAGCAGCTTTAATTAACTGGGAATCCGATAAGAACAAAGATACTAAAGTAGCACAAATACTAGGTAAGAGAATTAAAACAGGATTCTATAGTAGTGCTGATATTAAAGGCTGGATAAGTGAAGCCTATACTGCTGTAGGTATTATAGATAAAGTCAAAGCTACCGACTTAACTAATTGGTTTGATTGTGAAGCATCTACTAAGAGAATTGATAGCAAAGTAACAAAAGGATTCATAGTTTACAGACCTAAGATAGTGTTTAGATGAATTATTAAAATTATTGTAATTTAGTTTTGATATGTAAAATATTATTATTACATTTGCAATATGATAAAGAGTTATATGGGAATGGCTTTATCATTCTGGTTAGTGAGTGATTTAGTTCTATTTTACTACTAATCAAAGTAATAATACTACAGATACTTCTAATACAAAGATTCTTCTTATAGATTATCCTACTACATAGATTCTATTAATTTATTTACACACCAAATTCTGTATTTAGATTTACTATCTTATAGATTATCCGAACATAAAGATTATTGAGATTCGTTATTCATTCAGTAAGGTAGTCTGTGAAGATAGCCTTACTTTACTTTGATTATTAACTACTTAAACTATATATACTATGTTTACAACCTATGTATTACTAACATTCTTAACAGTTCTAATGTATTTCCTTATTAGGACTGTAGTAAATGAGATTAAACAACATATCACAGAAGAAACAGATAGGGTTATTAAGGCTATTAAAGATAAGAACTATGTGGGTAGATGAAGAAGCAGTTATATCAGAATCAGATGAAGCATTAAATATACTAAGTGAATGAAACGTATGTCAGAACAAACTATTAACGCAATTATTAACTACTTAGTCCAGCAACCTTATAAAGATGTAGCTGGGCTGTTACAGATGGTACAGCAGGATTTACAAACTAAAGAAGAACCTGCTAAGGAAGAATAACCCATTAGCCTGTAAATGGTATATGGTTAATGTGAATGGCTAATGATTTATGTATAATGGAATACAGGCTAGTACAAACTACTAGCTTAAATGGATAAATTTGATGAATTAGAACTAAATGGAAGGAAACTACTAGAATCATTTTTAATACAAGTGGGTGCTACTAATCTGCATCCTACAGAAGATAAGTTTGCACCAGTGGACTACTATTTTACTTATAAGGATAAGAAGGTAGTAGCCGAAATAAAGGTAAGAGATATTAAGTATGAAGGCTATGATACTCACTTAATGGAAGTATCTAAATATAAGTCCTTAGTGAAGGATAAGAAAGATAGCCAGTCAGATACAGCATACTACATTAACTTCTTTACAGATGGAACTAAAGTTAATGCCTATTGGTATAGTACTAATACTGTTAGGAACTTTGGTACTATAGATTATAAATACTGTCCGACTACTACAGCAGCCGATAACGGTAGCTACTATAAGAAGGTTATTATGATTCCTTCTAATAAGGCTCAAAGATTTACCTTAGTAAATGGTGAATGGTCTAAATCAATAAATAATGATTATCTTTGAAGCAATATTTTAATGTTATAAAATGGAAAGTTGGGAAATTGCATTACAAAAACGGCAAGCAATAGTAAATGATGCTATTAACACACTTGAATCAATTATTAACAATGGGATAACTAATATTCGCCTATATAATGGCAATGGATTCAATGGTTATCTTTTCAAGAGTGTGAATAAATGGTACAAATTTATTTATGTATTTAATTATGGAACAACTATAAAACTCCTTCAAGGAGATGAAGAGGAAGATATTAATACAGTATTGTTCCAGACTTTTAAAATAGTCAACAGGTCTTGCTGGATGCTTCAATTTAATAAAATATTAGATAAAGTAAAGCAACTATATATCCTACAAAAATCTGTAAATGGGCAAACTGTCAGATTTATAGATTTAATAGACCAATGTGAATCCATCGAGAAACTAAGTGAAGACATATTTACCTTAAAATTACAAAAACAATCAGCTAGAAGAAATTTATGCTTTGAGAGAATTAAAAATATTACTAATTACAAATATATAACGACACATCTTAATGTTAGTCATTATAAGTATAATGAATTAGTAAATATTATATATGAATCAGATGATGAATCTTTTATAAGCAGTGTATTTGATATGCTAAATGCTATATACTATCTAAACAAAGCATCAAGATGTATAACATTAGATAACATTATTAATTTGATTTCGGTAAAATAGGCACTGCCCGAATAAAAAATCTAACTAAATATAATTATCCCCAGCTTACTTTAATTGGTAGGCTGGGGGTTTGTTTTAGTATTCTATCACATAATTATTAATACTACAGATTTCCTTCATATCCTCAAAGGATGCAATAGCATCTAAATCATCTGGTTCATCTAGTAGAAGGCTAGCCATAGGAATATAGAAGAAGTTTCCCAAAGGTGCTGTAGAGGTCTTTAATAATCCGTTTTGCCACTGTGCTAAAGAAGATTGAATATACCAGCATCTTCTTTTGCTATTTCTAGGCTCAAACAGAATACAATAGTTAGTCTGTTTGGATTCTACTTCTAAAATCAGCCTAGCTTTGGTAAGCCTATAAGGTCTGATAACCTTAATATATTCCTTTATAAGTTCTTTCTTCTTTAATAGGTCTTGTTCTATTTTATCCAGAACTTCATCTGTAAAATCGGCTTCTTTAAATCTGGCTATATTACCTTCACAGATAGTTATTTCAGTATTAAGGAACTGGATTCTATTATTATAGCTATCTATTTCCTTATTAATAGCTTCTCTTTGCTCATTAAATATAGCTGTATCATCATCTTCTATATCCAGGAATAAGGCTACCAGTTTCTTCTTCTTAACATTTAACTTATCAATAGATTTAGCTATTACATCTAGTTCGTCCTTATAAGAAGCTAACTTCTGTTCTGCTTCATCAATCTTAGATTGCCTTTCTTCTAATGATAGTTCTTGTAGTGCTAGAATTTCTCTTTTGGTCAACTGCCATATAATGCTTTCTATATTATCCGCATTTAAAGTAATATCAGAAGTACATTCACTAAAGTTGTACTTACTAACACAGCAATAGTTCCAAATCCTATATCTTTCACCACTCTTATTAGCACTAGCAGTTTTACTAGTATAGGAATCACCACATATAGGGCAGGTTATTAATTTAGCTAATAAATGTATCTTCTTGTCCTTATTTACTTTCTTGGTTTCAGTTGTTCTATTCTTATCCAGTTTAATTTGTACCTTATTATATATAGTAGTATCTATAATGGCATCTACCTTATATATATAGACTTCCTGCTTCTTTGCTTCATCTGGTTCATCTGGGTTTACTAGATTATACCTTTGCTCTCCTATATATCTTCTTTCTCTAAGTAAGTTCCTGACTGAACCAGTACCGAACTTCTTATTAAATTTCTTATCATAACCACAGGATAACAAGTACCTGCATACAGAAGGAATAGAACCACCATCTTCCAAATATTTATTATATACTAGCCTTACTACTTGTGCTTGTTCTTCATCTACTTGTAATTTACCGTCTTCATCTTTATAGAACCCGAATGGAACTGCACCGCCAATAGTTTTACCTTCTCTGGCATTCTTTCTCTTACCAGAAGCAAATCTAGTCTTCATAGATTTAAGTTCATTCTGTGCCATATCAAAATAAAAGCCTAACATTGTTTCAAATGACCTGTCTACTATTCTAGTGGTAGGGTTAATAGTCCACATTCCCAAATCTCTAAAATAGACAGGTATTTTATATTCATCATTAAATTCCCTAATGAATAATCTGCCTGCTATGCTGTCCCTAGATAATCTTGATACTTCATTTATAAAAATAGCATCTACTTTACCTTCTCTAACTGCTTGCTTACATTCCGCTACTGATTCTCTATCCTTCTTGCGTACATCATCTTTACCTGTGATATACTGACCAAATACTAAATCATCAGAAGTAGTATACCCCATACCTTTAATAGTATCTAGTAGGTCTAACTTTTGCCTTTCGTAGTCTTGTGCATCAGTACTACATCTTAATAATAATGCTGCTCGTTTCAT